CATGGTCGACAACGCCTGCCCGCTCTCGGTCGTGAAAGGCGAACTGCCTGATGGCACGACCGTGTGCGTGGCGGTCGGCATCTACCGAGCCGGCGAGTGGCTGAACAACGTCGTCGGTGCCGAGTGCGACCGCGACGACGAAGAAGGAGACCCGGAATGACACAGGACCAGCTTCGAGAACTGGCGGAGACGATGCTGTTCGAGATACCGTTCGAGACGGAGAACTGGCTCTCGGCGGTGAAGGACCCGGACTCACAGTCGGCCGTTCTCGTCTTCGTGGACTCGGGGCCGATCAAGGGCACGAACGGCGTCGGTGCTCAGGACCACGTTCGGTTCACCGAGCACGACCTGAAAGCGAGCGGCAGTGCGAAGCGGTGTGTCCAGAAGTTCCGTGACAACGTGCAGCAGGCGATCGACGACGTGGACCGGCTCGTGCGTGAGAAGGAACACGACCTCATCCAAGCCACCGACTGAGGAGACCCGAGATGGAACCGATCCTGTACACGGCGTTGGTACTGGCGGCGATCTTCGGAGGCGTGTGCCTCTTCGTGATCCGTCACCTGAACGAACGCTTGAACGACGCCCTGCATGACCGGAAGACTTTCCGGGCGTTGCACCAATCCTGCGAGTCGGAGACCAAACGGCTGAACACTCTTATCCGTCAGCGGGATGTTCGGATTCAGAACGGCAAGGCCGACAACCGGAGTCAGTCGAAGGTCATCGAAGTGCAGGCCCAAAAGCTCCTGTCACAGCAAAAGCTCCTGAACGCCAGCCGGCGAGACGCCGACCGCAACCGCAGGCTGCTCGAACGAATGCAGAACGTGCTCGATGACGGCACGTGCCACGACTGCTTTCCCGAGGTCAAGGAAGACAACGGGAAGTCCTGACCAAGCGGGGTAGAGCCGCCCACCGTTCACCGGGTCTCGCGGTGGGCAGGCTCCCCCGCCTTTTTATATGGAGGCGGCATGGCAAAGGCACAGCCAAAGACAGGCTCGATCGTGGAGATCACGTTCGATGACCACTGCGAGGGCGGCACGGACGTGATGGAATGCACGGTCTGGGGCAAGGTGCTGGCCGTCACGCCGAAGGCATACACGGTGCAAACGTGGGAGTCCCACGGGAGCGACGACGAGTACAACCGGTCGACCTTCAACATCGTGAAGAGGGCGATCCGCGAGATCAAGACACTGACTCCGAGGAGATAAACCATGGGGTGCTACGGCGAACCGTATCGGCTGGAGTTTAGCAGCAGCGATGCCACCACGGCGGCGGAGACGAAGCTGTACGACTCCGAAGGGAACGAGCGGGTGCTTCAGGACTGGGAGTACATCCGGCTCGTGTCGGTCAACGTGCAGATGGACAACGCGGTCGACGAGGTCGATCTGTTCGACGACGTGAACGACAACGACTCGGTCAACGACGGTGAGCGGCTGGTGAAGGTCGGCACCAACACGTCCGGCAACCGGTCCGCGAACCACGACATCCAGTTCGATGGGTACGGGAAGTACCTCTCGACCGGGCGGAATCCCAAGGTGCTCGCTGCCTCCTCCGGCACCGTCACCGTCACCGGTGTCGCGTACGTCCACGTCGCCGGCGACTACGGCAAGCGTCCCCCGTGGAAGCAGCAGTTCGGGCAATAAACCATGGGCAAGCCGAAGAAGTACAACTCGAAGCAGCTTACCGAGCATCTCCGCCAGTTGGCCGCCGAGGCACACGACTGGTCGGAGGACGGGGTCATCACGCACGGTGAGGCTCTGGCTAAGCTGCTCTGGAAGCGTGCTCTCGGCTGGACCGAGAAGACGGTGGACGAGGAAGGCAACGAGAAGGAGGTCTACCACAAGCCCGAGGCGTGGGCGATGCAGTTCGTCTACGAACGGATGGAGGGTAAGACCCCGCAGAGTCAGCAGGAGGACGACGGCACCAAGCGGAAGGCCAAGGACGAAGTGCGGGACCTCGCCAAGTCTCGTTTAAACGATCTGGCCACGTCCGCCGCCGGCTCCGACGACCTCAAGAAGAAGGGACCGCCCAAGCGGAAACCGAAGGGCGACGACCATGCCTAACGCATTCCGCGTACAACCCGAGTTGGAGAAGCCCTTCCCGAACATCCCTCGGGAGTGGGCTTGTCCTGTGACCGGGCTGGTCGTCCCGAAGGACCCCACCGCGAACCTCCAGTACCGTGCTGATCTGTTGGAGGCCGCGGACGAGGACGAGGAGATGCAGGACGATCTGTTCACCGCCTGCTCCCAGTCGCTCCTGTATTTCATCAACGCCTTCTGCTTCACGCTCCGGGTGTTCGAGTCCGAGGGTCAGGGCAACAAGCAGGCGAAGCACCAGCACCTTCCGTTCGTGACGTGGCCGATTCAGGACAAGCATCTCCTCAAGGTCGAGAACGCCATCGACGAGGGCGAGGAACTCCTGACGGACAAGTCGCGTGACATGGGGGCCACGTGGGACCACATCGCCGTGTACGCCCACCGGTTCCTGTTCCGCGACTACGAGAGCCACCTGCTGATGTCCCGTAAGGAGGACGCGGTGGACCAGCTTGACGGCCGGCCCACCAATTATCCGTACGGCACCCTGTCGGCCCCGGGCACGTTGTTCGGGAAGATCGACTACATCCTGAGCCGGCTGCCGGAGTGGATGCTGCCAAGCATGAGCCGCAAGAAGCTCCACTTGGTCAACCTCGACAACTCGGCTCGACTCGACGGGGAGAGTTCCAATGCGACGGCCGGTTCGTCAGATCGTCGTACCTCAATCTTCCTCGACGAAATGGCGAAGATGGCCGAGGGAGAGAGCATCAAGCGGTCGACCCGTGACGTTACTGCTTGTCGCCTTCCGTGCTCTACGCCGAATGGTGCGGGCACGGCGTACTCGCAATGGCGGATGAGCGGCACCATCCCGACGTTCATCCTGCCGTGGTGGGAGCACCCGGAGAAGGGCAAGGATCGCTACGTCGCCGAGGACGAACTCGGCCGCTTCAAGATCAGGAGCCCGTGGTACGACCGCGAAGAGGAACTCCGGTCGCCGAAGGAACTGGCGATCGAGGTCGACATGGACCACGTCGGCTCCGGCGACACGTTCTTCGAGGCGACGATCATCGAGGAGCACAAGACCCTGTTCGCCCGGCCGCCCAAGCGGACGCTGAGCATCAAGTTCGACAAGTCGGTGGCCGACTCGAAGGTCCCCGAGATGCTCGTGAAGCGGGAACTGCGGCACGTGAACTTCACCCCCCGCGGCCCGTGGCGGGTGTGGTGCAACCTCGTGAAAGGCCGCCCAGACCAGACCAAGACCTACACGGTCGGCGTGGACATCTCGAAGGGGCAGGGGGCCTCGAACTCCGTCATCTCGATCATGTGCAACGAGACCCGCGAGAAGATCGCGGAGTTCGCGGACGCCAACACGCCGCCGTACGAGCTTGCCCGCATCGCCTGTGCCGCGTGCCTGTGGGCCGGCGGGAAGAGCCGCCCTCTCCTGATCTGGGAGAACAACGGCGACCCCGGCTTCGACTTCGGCCGGCAGGTGGTCCACACGTACCAGTACCCGAACGTCTACTACGACCGTCAGCCCGGCACCGTCGCGGAGAAGCGGGGGAAGCGGTTCGGCTGGCGTTCGAGCCCGGAGAAGAAGGCTCAGGCCCTCGGTGAGCTTCGCCGGGCGTATGCCCACAGCGGGTTCATCAACCACAGTGCAGAGGCTCTGGATGAGGCTCTGACGTACATCAACTTCGACAACGGCGGCATCGGGCCGGCCGAACTCGTGGAGGAGACCGAGTCTGCCCGGAAAACCCACGGGGACCGTGTCATCGCCGATACCATGTGCATTGTCGGTGTCACGGAGGCTCCGAAGAACCGGCGGCAGGCACCCGACTTCCCGCACCGTTCGATCGGCCACCGTATGCAGCAGTGGAAGCGAGCCAAGAAGTCCGCCCGCCGGCGGGACTCTTTCGACTTCCGCCAATGAGGAGCGTTTAAACGATGCCAGCAAACATCAGCCCGAAGAAGATGCAGGAACACGCCCACAAGGGCTCGAAGCGGTTGGCCAACTTCCGCAACGCCCGACTCATGTTCCTGCGGAACTACGTGGGCCAATACTACGACAAGGATCACGGCGAGGTCGGCACCGAGGCCCTCAACCTCATCTTCAACGCGATCCGGTCGTTGCTGCCCAACATCGTGATGAGCTACCCGGACCACAACGTCCGCAGCCGCTATGTCGCGTACCGTGATTACGCTGAATTGCTCAGCCTCGCCCTGTCGCAGCACGACAAAGAAACGCGGATCAAGGACGTGTACCGGCGGGTGATCGTGGACGCCATCTTCACCCTCGGCATCCTGAAGACCGGCATCGCCGAGAGCGACAGCGTCTACTCCATCGACGAGTACGATCAGGTCGACACCGGCGAGGTCTTCACCGAGGCCGTGGACTTCGACAACTTCGTGCCGGACCCTGATAGCCGGGACCACCTGTTCCGCGATGCCTCGTTCCTCGGGGACCGCATCTGCGTCCCGCGGCAGATTCTTCTGGACAGCGGCCTGTACCGCAACGATCTGGTCGAGCAGCTTCCCACGGCCGGCACCACGAGCATGCGGAGCGACCGGGCCAAGGACATCTCGATGCGGAGCCTGAACTCCTACAACGGAGCCGAGCTTCAGGACGAGGTCGAGATCATCGAGCTTTGGCTGCCTGATGCCAACGCAACCATCACGATCCCGGGCGAGGAAGGCACCCAGTTCGACGACTATCTGCGGGTGGACGACTACTACGGCCCCGCGGAGGGCCCGTACACGCTGCTCGCTCTGACGCCGCCGGTGCCCGGCAACCCGCTGCCCGTGCCGGCCGTGGGCGTGTGGAACGACTTGCACACGCTGGCGAACCGCATGGCCAAGAAGATCATCGATCAGGCCGAGCGGCAGAAGGACGTGGTCGGCTACCGCGGCACCGCGGCGGACGACGCACAGGAAGCCCTCGACGCCGGCGACGGCGAAGCGATCAAGATGGACGACCCCGAGGGCATCCACGTCCACAGCTTCGGCGGCCAGAAGAACTCCAACGAGGCCCACCTTGCCCAACTCACGGGCTGGTTCAACATGATGGCCGCGAACCCCCAGTACACCGGGGGCCAGTCTACGGACGCCGAGTCGGCCACTGAGGCCCGCATCCTCGCCTCCAACGCGAACGTCGGGCTGGAGGACATGAAGGACCTCGTGTACGACATGAGTGCGTCCGAGGCCCGCAAGCGGGCGTGGTACTTCCACACCGACCCCTTCATCAACGTCCCGCTCATCCGCCGCCAGAACGTCCCGCCGACGTACGCGATGACGGAGATGGGGCCGATGATGCAGGAGCCCGGACGGATCGAGGAGGTTCAGGTCCACCTGACGCCCGAGGCCCGGCAGGGCGACTTCCTCGACTTCCAGTTCGACATCGAGCCGGAATCCATGGGGCGGAAGGACGAGGCCACCCGTTTCCAAGAGGCCCTCGACCTCGCCACCAAGATTCTGCCCTCGGTCATGTCCGCGGCCCAGTCGGCGATGGCCCTCGGCATCCCGTTCTCGCCGAAGCAATTCCTGATTCGCATGGCGAAGGACCGCGGCATCGACTGGATGGATGAGGTCTTCTACGACCCCGAGTTCCAAGAGCAGATGATGGTGCAGATGATGCGGATGCCCGGCCCCGAGGGCTCGCAGGGGCAACCCGGGCCGGCACAGAAGCCGCAGCTTCCGAACTCCAACGCCGGCAACGGCAAGGGTTCGCAGGGACAGGGCTTCGACAGCCTGATGTCCGACATCCTTCAGAACGGACAGCCCGGCGGCGTGATGAACAACCCCGGGCAAGCGAAGCGAGAGCGGCAGGACGCCCAGAGCGGAGCCGCATTTTCACAGTCCCTCCTGAAACGAGGCGGCTAATTCCAGCAGAGGAGACCCCTGATGCCGATGTACTGCTACAAATGCCCCGGATGCGAGCACAAGACGGAGCGGTTCCGTCACATGAGCAACGCCGGTGCGGCGGAGTGGTGCCCGAAATGCGGGCGGTCCATGGAGAAGGACATCGCGGCCCAGAACGTCGGGTCCGGCAACCAACCCTTCCAGACCCCGATCGAGATGCACAGCATCGCCCTGAACCACCCCGCGGACATCGCTGCGTTTAAACAACGCAACCCCGGTGTCGAGGTCCGCGACGGAGTGCCCGTCGCCCACACGCGAAAGGAGAAGAAGGACATCCTGAAGACAGAAGGGTACGTCGAGAAGAACGGCTACAACTGAACCCGGTTTGACTTAGCGTTTATACGCTCTATAATGTCGTATGACCCAAGGAGACACGGACATGGGCAACCCCTACGAAGAAGAAACCGACGACACCGTCACGACCGCGGAGGCCGAAGAGCAGACGGCCCAGAAGGAAGAGCAGGACCGTGAGGCGTTGGAGGCCGAGACGAAGAAGCGTCTGGCTGACGCCTTCACGGATGACGACGAGGAAGAGGACGACACCGAGGAAGAGGAGTCCGCGGAAGAGTCCGGTGAAGAGTCCGACGACGAGGAAGAGGACGACGAGTCCACCGAGTCCGACGACGAAGGCGAAGAGGAAGAGGAGTCTGGTCAGGAGGACGACGAGGAGGAAGCCTCGTCCGATGCCCCGACGCTGCCCGAAGGCCACCGGCAAACGCTGCGAGAGTACGGCTGGCAGGACGAGGAGATCGACCAGAACCTTCGCACCCTCGGCGATCAGTTCCTCCGCACGGCAGAGCGACTGCACGGCACCCGGACCTCGGAGATGGAGGAGTTGGCCAAGGCTGGCCGGCAGGCCCGGGAGAAGGACGGCAGCAAGGAGGAAGAGGGGCAGGACGCTTCGACCAAGCAGTCCACTGATCTTCCCGGTTCGCTGGAGAAGATCGACAAGCAGAAGCTCCGCGAGCAGTACGGCGAAGACGAACTGATCGACACGCTCGTCGACCCGCTCAACAAGGTGATCGACGGGCTGAACGAGAAGCTCCCCGTGGTGGAACAGCAGTCCAAGCACGCGGAGCAGCAGCGGATCGAGGAGGTCACTCGCCGAGTCGACACCTACTTCGACAAGCAGATTCCGCAGGAGTATCAGGACCTCTACGGCACGTCCAACGACGAACTCACGGATGAGCAGGCCGATCGCCGGAACAAGGTCCTCGACACCGCGTACGACCTGATGGTCGGGGCGTCTCAGCTTCGTGGGCAGACGCTCAGTATCGAAGACGCTCTCGATCGAGCCCACGCGATCGAGTCCAAAGACTACGCAGCCAAGGCGGCACGTAAGGGGGTGAAGAAGGAGGCGAAGAAGCGGAATCGTGGAATCTCGCAGAAGCCGTCCCGTAAGAAGGGCTCTGCGGCCCGGAGGGCGGCGACCGGTCGGCCCCAGTCTCGTGAGGAACTGGAAAGCCGCACCAAGAGCCGGCTGAAGGACACGTTCGGCGACTGAGCCGGCCCTCTGATCGGCACGCCATTTATCACTCGAAAGGAACACAGCAATGGGCGTTGACAACGACAAGCTGGCAGACCTCATCACCACGACCCTGAAGGACTTGCCCAAGGGCCAGTTCGAGGTCATGTGGGACAGCCAGAACTATGAGTTCTGCCGCATCTACCAGAAGAACCGTCGCCAGATCGACGGCGGCACCAGCATCCAGCGGAACGTGATCCTCGACCGCAACGGTCGGGCTCGCTACCGCCGGCTCTACGACACGGACAACCCGGTCGTGGACAACAACCAGCACACGATCGATGTCCCGTGGACCCAGATCGGCACCGACTACTCGTGGGACGTTGTGGAGATTCTCCGCAACAAGAACTCCGAGAAGGGCTTCATCAACCTGATGGAGTCGCGTCGGACCGAGCGTATGTGGGACCTCGCGGAACTGATCGAGGAGCGTGGCTGGGCCACCCCGACCTCGGCGACCGACAAGCTCTACCCGTACGGCATCCCGTACTACATCAACTTCCTCGATGACGGGTCCGAGACGGGCGGCTTCCACGCCAAGACCATCCGGTACCAGAACGGCACCACCGGCACCATCTGTGCAGGCATCGACGCCTCGGCTGAGTCGAAGTGGCGGAACTACGCGGACGTGTACACCAAGGTGGACAACACGCTGCTCCGCAAGCTCCGTCAAGCCGTCCGGCGTACGCGGTTCCGTCCGGCCCCGTTCGTGCCGCAGCCCGGCAACGACGGCCCCGGCAACCCGATCAAGATGTACGCCAACGACGCGACCGTCACGGAACTGGAGGACCTCGCCGACAAGCGGGATGACAACAACAGCCCGAAGGACCTCGCCGGCAAGATGCTCCACGACTACGACGGCACCGTGATGTTCAACCGGATGCCGGTCCAGTACGTCCCGCATCTCGACGGCTTCACGGTCACGGACGGCGGGAGCAACGACTTCGAGCCGGACCCCATCTACTGCGTCGACTGGACCAAGCTCCAGCCCGTCGTGCAGGATGGGTACTGGATGGAGGAAGGCAAGCCCATGACTGATCGTGGGCAGCACACCACCTTCACCGTCTACCTCGACGGCTCGCACAACAACCTCTGCACGAACCGCCGCACCGCCGGCTTCGTGCTGCACAAGAAGATTCCCGCGTCCTAATGACGCGGTGACGGGATAAGAGGCCGGGGGTGAAGGTCGCCCCCGGCCCTTCTTCGACTCCGAGTAAAGGAGCAAGCAGATGAGCAACGGTATCATCGGATTCACCAACGCCGGCGAGCCCGGCTTCCCGAGCCCGGCGATCTGGGCGGACTGCCCCAACCAACTCCTGATCGACAAGGGCCTCGGCTACTTCGTCCATCGGGACGGCGTCGGCGGCATCGATTCGCTGCCCGGTCTCCGCACCGACAGCGACTCCGAGACGATCGCGTACGACGACGGCAGCAACGTCGACAATCGGACGGTCAACGTCACTGGCGGGTCCTCCGACAACAACTCGGTCGCCCTCCACACGTCGGCTCTGGCCAAGGTCGTGAAGAACAGCGGCAACAAGCTGTGGCTGGAGGCGGACATCGCCCTCGCGGCCATCACGGACCAAGCCCTCTTCTTCGGGCTGGCCGAGGAGGCGGCCCTTGACCGTGATGTCGTCGCGGACGACCCCGGCAACGACGCTCAGGCCGGCCTCGCCACGGAGTCCCTGATTGGGTTCGTGACCCAGCAGAACTCCTCGGCGACGGACAAGATCGACGCGGTGTACCGCAAGGATGACGGCAGCGTGGTCACGCCTCTGGCAGACGTGACGAACGCCAACGCCTTCTCCCCGGGCACCGCCACTGGCGTGGCCGTCGACCGTGACTTCGATCCCGGGGACGCTCCGGGCGACCTCACGGCCGACACCATGATCCGGTTCGGGCTGCGGTTCGATGGCCGCACCACCCTCCGCTGGTACGTCAACGGCGTGCAGGTCGTCTCGCAGGAAGTCGACTCCACCGTGGACCAGTCGAAGGAGTACGGGGCCATCCTCGCCCTGAAGACCGGGGCGGCTTCGGGCCGCACCGTCCGCTACCGGCTGATCCGGGCGGCGGCTCAGCTTCGGAACTGATCCGGCTGGGGCCCTTCGGGGCCCCTTCTTTTTGGTTTAAACGGAGTCCGCCATGTCGGAACCGACCTCTACACTCACGTTCCGCGATCTCGTCAAGGAGGTCGCCCACAAGCTCGGGATCGGCTACTACGGTTCTGATGGGACCGAGGAGCTTCAGGCCCCGACCGATACGCACGACCTCGACGAGTGCAAGCGGCACGTGAACAACGCCATCCGCATGTTCATCAACGACGCCCCGCGGCCGAACGGCTGGCGGTGGTTGTCGCCGGTGGGCAGCATGGTGCTGTTCGCCCCGGTGGCGGAGAAGGACGGGCGTACGGTCTCCGGCGGGTCCTACGATAGCACGGAGGATGAAACACAGGTCACGTCCACGGAGGACATCTTCCACCCGTCCATGGAGGAGAAGACCCTGACGCTGAACAACGGCAACACGTACACGCTCAAGCGGCACGTGGACGCCAAGAACTTCTACGTGGACGGTGACGCCTCGGGCGAATCCAGCGAGAAGTTCAGCATCGATCCAGACGGAAGTTGGACGATGCCGAGGGACTTTAGCGGTCAGGTGACAGGCGAGATCACGTACGACTCAAACACCAATCAGGGCGTGTCCCTGAACTGGGTGAACGAGGCCATGATCCGGGCGTGGCGGGAGGACATCACGGACGAGACGGGCGACCCGTTCTGGGTGGCCCTGCGGGTGATGAGCACCGGGCGTCCGCGTCGACGCTGGGAGCTTGTGGCGTACCCGGAACCGGATGAGGACTTCGTGATCTTGTTCCCGTACACCATCCACTTCGACAAGCTCACCGATCTCGCGGAGACGCCGCCGTTCCCGTTCTCTCACGACGAGACGGTGCGGGCCGCCTGCCGGGCTGTGGTGGAGCGGGACGTGGAGAACGTGCCGGGGCCTGATTACCAATACTACAGCCGGCAGTGCCTCCCGAACAGCCATCGGATTGATGCTCAGTCAGCCCCGCGGGCACTGGGCTACTTCGGCAACCCGGGTGCCCGGTCGGCCCCGGGCATCCACGAGTTTCGGGCACGTTGGTATCAGCGGCCTGATGTCTCATTCAACCAGTAAAGGAGGATAGCCATGCAGGCATCCCTGAACAACTTCCTGTATTTCCTGAAGCAGCTTGTCACCGGGGAGGGTCCGGTGGACGGCGGCATTCTCGTGGACGGGCAATCGGTGCTCGATTCCGCTGAGAGTGCTTCCGGCCAAACCACGCTGGCAGAAGCGAATTACGTGGTTCCCCGGAACTACGACGAAGCCAGCGACCATCTGAAGCTCAACTTCACCGGTCGCATGGACGGCACCACCGATACTCCTGATGTCGATGTCGTCGTGACTCTTACCCGCAAGGGCGAGTCGGATTCGACGATTCAGTCCAGTACCACGGTCTTCAGCCTCGACGACAGCTACGATGACGCCGTGCTCGATCTCTCGGGCAACGGTCTCCAGCGAGGCGATTTCCTCGACATCGCCATCACCATCGGTTCTCACTCGACGGACGGTGTTGAGCGGCTTTCGGTGCGGCCGGAATACCGCAGCACCCTCGTCAGCTACGACGACGGCGACGACGCCAACGGCAACCCGCTCCGCTGATCCCAGCCTCCCGGTGCCCGAGAGGGCCCCGGGGGATTTTCGCGTTTAAACGGAGACCTGACATGCCCCGACCTAAACTCACACCATTCCCGTGGCCGTTCGGCGGCGTCGTCGAAAACTCGGCGGAGTCCGGCCAGCCTTCGGGCACGTCTCCTGATGCCCTCAACGTCCGCAGCTATGACGCCCTCGGTCGTCGAAACCGGGGTGGCCAGCGGAGCGGGCTGTCGAGGTTCATCGATTCTCAGCCCAATGGCACAAACAGCATCCAGCTTTTGATACCGGGAGTCGAAGCGGTTCCGTTAAGCACGGAAGCTGCGATTGGATCAAAGTATGCTGACCCGTCTAATAGTATTTTTGTCCAAAATGAGGGGGATGTAGAGTTCCACCCAAGCGGAGACTGGGTTTTGTTTGGAGCGAGCAGTTCTCCCCGGTTGCGTATCTATCCGTGGACTAACGCCAGCGGATTTGGAAACGCCCTCTCAAACCCTAGCACTCTACCTACCGGAGATGTTGAGGGGTTAAGTTGGCATCCGGGTGGAGAATATATAGCATCCGCACAAGGTGGTGGTGGACTGCATTTTTATGAGTTCGACACGAGCGGAAACGGAGCCTTTGGTTCCAAACTCTCCAACCCCAGTGATGAACCTAACGACGATGCTTTCGATGTAGATTGGCACCCGGACGGTGAGTACGTGGCCGCTGCTATGGCCGGGGACACCGTTTATATCTGGCCGTTTGATAGCTCTGGTAATAGCTTCGACACCGCCATCACTATCACCGCAAGTGCGAATGTTCGAACTGTGGCGTGGAGCCCGGATGGTACAGTGTTGATGGTTGGGTTGACCGGTTCGCCATATCTCGAAGCATACCCGTTCACACCTAGCACCGGGTCGGTGGGTTCGAAGTACAGCGACCCCAACACACTCCCCCTCAATACCACCACAGACATCTCGTGGCACCCCGATCAGTCCTATGTGGCT